TTCTCGTCCGTAGGAATCTGCAATTTGGTTATCGTCTCCCTTAACGTCTCTGAGACAACATATTCTAGTAGCTTGTCAGGACATACGAAATCATAATCCCATTGAGATATACATGGATCATCTTTTTTCGTTCCACATCCCCCTAGCTCTAATGCCGCTTTTCTGTCAAGAGTTATAAGATCCACATTTATAGCCTCTATATTAATATCAGGGATATAAATATATCCGTCATTAACATAATAATAGTATTGCTCTATATTACCATATTTACGCTCTTTATTATTAGCGTATTTCCTTAACGATATAGGAGTAAATATAATATCATCCATGATATTCGATACCTTTATAATAGCCGGCCCTATACGGGTGTATATCATATCGGGAAGACTTTTCTTGGATCTCATAAGAATCCGGCATAACTTGAACTCATCAAAACAGCAATCAACCTTCCGAACTCTCTCCATCTCCAGACAATTGATATGGGTATATAGCGATTCCTCGCCGAACAAAGTCCCATCAGCGTACTTCTGGGCTATATATGATCGAGCCTTCTGCCTACCTATGGACAATATCCATCTTCTACTGACATGAGCGTCTTTACTAATAGAGTTCATGTCATTTATGATCCTAGATACAAACTCTGAATTTTTCATGTAGCGAAATATTAAGGAGGGGATATACCCCTCCGGTTATTACTTTTTCTTCTTAACCTTGCCCCCACATTTCAGTTGAGGTTTCTTTTTCTCGGAGACCTTGCCTCCATTAGCCATTTTCTTTTTCTTATTGCAAGCCATAACTTAATGTATTAATATTAACGATACAATATTAATGATTTTATTTAATAGATAAACAATGCGCATTGAATAAGCTAAATTCACATCGAGTCAGACGGTATCTCTTACGCTAATGGCTTGGCGCAGGCCGATAGATGCGATTGCCCGCAAGTGAAATGTAATATGAGCGTATGGGTATCCATAGATGAAACGTATTCCTCTCCTCCAGGGGCTAAGTTCACCCTCCATTGGAGCGGTAATGACGCTTGCTCTAGCTTCAGTCAAGGAGGAACTGTTAGACTATATTGTTCTAATGTATCTGATAACTATTCTGCGCATACTACCATATCGGGTAAGTCGGGAAGTTGGTCTAGTACCGGTTTTTTTAGCTCAGGATGTAACCCTAGTAATATATCAGGATCTTGGGATCCAGATTAATAAATAAAAAAAAAGGAGAGGCTTATTTTAGCCCCTCCTTTTTATCATATATCAGGATCTTAACAATTACCAGATCCTCCTCCAGAAACACTTATAGACCCACATTGTACTCCTGAATCAAAACCTATGACACCAGTTTTTTTACCAGACCCAGTAGGTATACTTACGGAAGTACTTCCAGCCGTAACGGTTTGCCCATGATCATTCCTGCCAGTAACAGTTACGGTTATTGATTTAGATGATCCACATTGATTATTGTAAAACACTTCATAGGAGCACCTTAATGCAGATGTAGAACCGGATAGGCCATTACAAGGATCACCGCTCAGCATCGCGTTGGCACTCCACGTCTTCTGCTCCGGGCAGTCGCACTCCATCTCATTGGCTCTTTCCTGACATATCTGTTTCAGGTTCTCTAGGGCTGCGGCGGTAAGTGCGGCCTTATCACCGTTA